CTCATTCGGGAACAGTTGTCGTTATAACTCATTCGGGAACGAGTGTTGGTATAATTCGTTCGGGAACGGTTGCCAATATAACAATATATTGGATAACGTTCAATACATCACTGCATTTGAAGGTGTTCGATATGTGTCTATTGGTAGCACCAACGGCACTGTACAATATGCTCAAGTGCTTAATGGCACGTGTGGTTCAAGCTCTTCAAACATGCTTCAAATTGACTTTGCTGTAGGTAAAAATTACACCCAAATTGCGGGCAAAAATAGTGCAGGAGAACTCAAAATTTGGGTGCCTGCGGATATGGTTGCTACAGCATAACATTTGCGTATTTATGCACAAATATCGCACCAATACACCAATAAAAATGCAATATGACAAATAATAATTCAACATAATTTACTCTGAATGAAGATAGTATAGGATTTTTGCAGTATTTTTGTGGTTAATTGTTCCCGAATTATTCCTAATAATAATTCTGCGTAAGCCAATAATTAACCAACTAAAATACATAATCCTATGCTTAGAAAAATTCGTTACAAATTAGTGTACAATCGTAGCTACCGCTTAAACAAAAGAGGTGAAGGGCTCATCGAAATTGAATGCACACAACAAAAACGACGTATCTATTTCAGTACTCATGTTTATGTTAAGCCAGAGAATTTTAGTCATGGAGCAATCATTGAAACCCCGAATGCCGACAGTCTGAACTATGTACTATACAAGATGGTTCAAGAGGTAGAACAGGTCGAGCTGGAGTATATCAAGCGTGGTGTAGAAGTCCACCTTCCAATGCTCAAAGAGGCGGTTAGATCCCACATATCACCTGCGGCAAAACTAACAGACTTTGGAAGTCAAGTGGTCGGTCAAAGTGAGCGTAAAAACCTCACAAAAATGAACTACCAAACATTGCTCAATAATATCGAGCGATTTCGGAAGGGCACACTCATCACAGATATTGACTATCAATTTTTGGTGAGTTACGATAAATGGCTTCGAGATAGTGGAATTACCCACAATACACGCATCAGTCGTTTGCGACTACTCAGGGCACTATTGAATGAAGCGCGAAAGCGTGATATAATCCATATCAACCCATTTGATAGATTCCGAATCCAACAAATGGTGTCGAAAAAAGGATTTCTCACTGTTGAGCAATTGCACAAATTGGAGAAAATGGTGCTCAAAGGTTATGAGGGGAAAGTAAGAGATGCGTTTTTGATTGGTTGCTACACTGGATTGCGATTTTCTGATATAATAACACTCAGGAATGAGCATATTACAAAAGGGTGGCTAACAAAGAAAATGGCAAAGACAGGATATGTCGTTGAGGTACCAGTAGCAGAACTCTTTAGTGGAAAGCTATTGTTGCTATTGGAAAAATACAATGGGAACATTGAAAGAGTAACCAAATCACTTGGCAGCAATGCAAGCGTAAACAAAACGTTACGAGGGATATTAGACCGCATAAAGGTAGATCCCAAAATAACCTTCCACTCCTCGCGTCACACATTTGCCACGCATTTAGGGCAAGCAGGCGTGCAATTAACAACAATACAAAAGTTGCTTGGTCATCAAAAACTACAGACAACGCAGATTTATAGTGAAGTTGATCGCAAAGCAATTACTAATGATTTGAAAAAACGTAAAAAATAATACAACTATGTTCAAACTTATTACTGATCGAAAGACAGCTCAAGAGGCTATTGCTAAAGTGAAAGAAGCACTTACAAACAAGAGTAAAATCGAAAAAAAAGGTTAAGTATGGGATTCATATTGCAAATATTATCGACTACGATAAATCGACTCGAGGGGATAATTAGTACTGCTTGGGGGGTATTATTTACCTGTATTATAGGGATGTTTAATTTTTTTGCAGGTTATAAAATCGCACTTAGTGTGGTACTCGCAGCTATCATATTTGATGGCATTTGGGGAGTAGCAGCAGCGCGTAAAACTGGCAAATTTATTCTTAGTGAATTAGGTAAAGATACTCTAAAAAAAATAGGGGCTTATGGAACTGCGTTAGTTATGGTTATGCTAATCGAAAACCTTGCTTTTGGTAGTCATCAGATAATTAGTGATGAGGGTGCAAATACACGCTTTATTGTGGATATTGTAGCAACGCTAATTGCTGCAGTCGAGTTTTGGTCTATTTGTGGAAATATTCTTATAATATATCCGAACGCAATATTTTTCCGTTTGTTAAAGCCCACACTGATAGGTGAAATCGCAAGAAAAATGAAGCTATCAGAAGAGAAGGCAAAAGAAATGTTTGAAGAAGAACAAAAATCATAAAATATATACACTATGGCAACAAAAAAAGTAATTGATCGTCCTTACGAGAAAAATAGAAAAGCAGCTGCGAAAGCCTTGTATGATATTGCACGTTCATACGAGCGTATAAGTTATACTACTGTATATCGTAACTGTTATTTCTCTAAGCGTTATGGATGCTGGAAACTTGCAGGTAAAGCTCACGATTATAGTTACTAATTTATAATTTACAAATCAATACAACTATGGCAACAAAACCTAACAACTCAAAACGAGCTTCTGTATTATTGAAGCAACGCCAAGCAGAGTGGCAACGCTCTTTCAAGGCGTGTCATGGCGACACAAAAAAAGTCAAAGCAGCTGCAAAAGAGTACCACAAGAAGTATGGTGCAACACCTAAAGCGCGCTGGAAAAAGGCGTTAAAAGACGCAAAACATGTGAATAAGAGTACTCAGACAACACTTAAATTTAAGTAGTATGAAACTCAAACAACCTATCGCAACCCTGCACCCATCCGAGTTGAGGATCGCTGGCGGACGCGCATGTATTAAGCGCAAAGCAAAAAAGAGTGGCAAAAAGACCACTAAGAAGACAAAAAAACAAACATTCAAAATGACACTGTTCTAATGAAAAAGATTACTGATGTTGGAATGTTCCTGCTGAAGAACAGCAAGAGCTTCGACAAAGTGCCTATATCTTATGGCGGTCGTAGCGATATGTACAACACGCCGCGCGTGCTACACAATCCTAAGAAATATACGGATCAGTCAGACGGTAGCACACCCGACCTATACGCACTCATGGTAAAGTACCATCTTAAAGGATTTGAGTTTGGTAACTGGGTAACACAAGAAGAACGCAACGAGTATGCTACAAGTATCAAAACCACATTGGAGCAACTCAAGGATATTCTTAAAACCGACAATCTCGGTTTTAATGTGCAAATCGGTATTGCATTCGGTGCACGAGGAAAACGCGGTGCACTGGCTCATTACGAACCAATCCTCAACATGATTAACCTTACCCGACTAAAAGGCGCGGGCTCATTAGCGCATGAGTATGGACATGCGCTTGATTATTGTTTTGGAGCTTTTGTCGATCAGCATAAGAACTATACATCACTTAGCGGTGGACATAGCATTATGCACCCTTTATCAGATAATGTAGGTACACAACTTCGAGCTTTGACAAATCAAGTAGTAGATTCTATTTGCAATGGCGAGAATTTTCCGAAAATGCACGAGGCACATCCTGGCGAGGAGTATTGGTTTAGACGCAGTGAGATTTTTGCACGCTTCTTTGAGCAATACATTTGTTACCGACTAAAAGAGAAGGGGATTTCCAATCGTCTGCTCACGAAGACATGGGCGTACTACACTACAAACTGCGAGTATGTTACCGGAAAGGATTTTATGGTCATTAAACCAGTCATGGATCAGCTTATCAGTATTATGGGCGCATACATGGCAAGCAAACGATCAGTAACATTGCGTGCTACTGCCTACAAGAAACCTGTTATCGCACCCAAACAAAAGCCAGCGGCAAAAACTGCCCAATCAACGCTAACAGGAACAAAAGCAGCTGCTAAGTCAAAAAAGACCAACAAAAGCAAAAAGTAATATGGCACAAACTACATACACACTAACACAACACAGTATCAAGAGCGGAAAGTCTAAAGTCATTAATTCTGGTCGCGTTAATCATACTCGATCGTGGCTGATTGAATATTTGGGAAAAAGCAAGCTATATAACCTTTCGGAGTGTGGTAAATTTAAGTTTAACGGACGAAAGGCATGCCACTCGCTCTATACGACAGGAATTGGAAAACGCGGTCAGTATTATTCGTTAATGATTAACGAAAAAGCAAAGGAGGCATAAATGAAAGCAACCGTCTCCAAACTCGCACTATGGCTCAGCCTCTTTATGGGGCTGTGCCTTGCATGCACACCACAGCAGCGACTATCGCGTATTATCAACCGGCACCCATACCTCAAAGCAGCTGACACTACTAAGGCTGTCGCCATTGACAAAATCACCGACTATCAATGCAACGCTACACCTTTTCAGTTGCCGACTACTAACGACCCTTGCCCAGACTGCGATTCGTTGATCCGTGCCGCAATCAGGAATAATGGCGCTTCAACAACAGCAGGTAGCGCAAGGGCTTCGTTAGTTCTCAACGAGAAGGAACAGGTAATGCTACAAGCTGAGCAACTACCCGATACTATTCACGATACTATCTATGTAGATGTACCAGTAATCGAGTATGTGCCACGAGAGATTGAGAAGCCCGAAAAACCCATAAACTCCTTCTTTCGTATATCAGGCATAGGACTGTGGATATTGTTTTTGGTATGCACTATACTGTTTATCCTCAAAAAATTCTTTCTGATATGAAACTAAATAAAGTGTCGATCACGCTTATTGTCGCCTGCATGATCATTATTGTTATCCTCATTATTTTTCTTCGCCAACTCAAACAAATTGCATTAGGTATGCTCACTAATAATTACTTCACTATCGACGAGCTTTGCGCTTCTGATACTGCACGCAAACGCGGCATAGATAACACACCGACGCCAGACGCAGAGGCTAATCTTGTGCTATTACGCGACCGCGTCCTTAACCCCGCACGCGAGGCGTTGGGCTCAACTATCTATGTGAATAGCGGATATCGTAGCCCACAGCTCAACGCTGCTGTAGGTGGAACAGCTACCAGCCAACACCTAACAGGACAAGCTGCTGATATTACCACTAAATCCCGCAAGCGCAATCAGCAACTCTTTGCTATCCTTGTCCGACAGGGCAACTTCGACCAACTCATTTGGGAAGGCGACGGCAAGTGGATTCATGTATCATACAGCGCAACCGCTAATCGTGGTGCAATCCTCGCACAGAATACAAACGGTGGATATACCAATATCCAATCTAATTGGCAAACTACAATAGCCTAAAGAAAAGTTGTACCAACCCGATTTGTACGCAAGTTGTAACAAACTTTGTACCACGCGCAAACATGCTAAATATCAGCGGTTTGCGCGTTCTTTTTTCAAAATTTGGTACATGGTACAACTTTTTCGGTACATTGAAGCGCTACTATGTGTGTATGAATAGACTTTAGAATTTAGGTGCATGTTCTTCGAGGGTTTGTATAAGGTTTGGGTCTGCGTGATTAGCATAGCGCGTAGTCATAGCCAAATCGTGATGATCGGCTGCCTGCATAACGGTTAGTGGGTCAATACCTGATTTCAGCATGTTGTTTATACCTGTATCTCGTAAACTATATAGCTGCATCTCATCGGGCAAGTGCAATGCTTTGCGCATTTTGTCCCATGTCTTAGTGTATTTGGTAACAGGCATAGGGGATTTGCCTGGTCTAAAGTCAGCACCGATTAAATACCAATCATCTGCTGTGTTATTTAGTAGGGGTGCAATCATCATTACTAACTCTTTGCTTAGGAAGGCGTGGCGATTATGACCGTTTTTCGTCTTGTCCGCAGGCATGAATATATACTGCTCTTTCAGATGAATCTGCTTTATCTGTATACGCGCTATTTCAGCGGGACGGAGTAGGGAAGTAAACACCAGTTCAAGAATGATCAAAAAAACAGGGTTTTTCTCCAGTAGGTAGTCTTTAATCTTCTGTCGCGTGTTCGGGGGTATGATAATGCGCTTCTTCTCATCTTGTCGTTTGGTTTTTATATGCTCAAATGGATTCTCTTTGCAGTAGCATTTCTGTAGAGCCCACGAGAATAGGGCTCTTGCCATTTTGAGCTGATTATTATATGCGCGTGCAGCAACCTCGCGCTCCATATAGATATAGTCCATGTATTGCACAGCCAGCGTCTTATTGAATTGTATGCACTTGCAATTTGGTGCCGATTCGGCACACCAGTTACTAAAGATGTTGCAGAAACTTCTGTAGCTGCGCATGGTGTCGGGCTTTAGTTCTTTGCTCTTTTCGGATAGGTAGAGTTTTATCATCTCGTCAATGGTCGTGTAGTACCTTGCGTTTTCGCTTTCGCCGAAAGGTGTCCAACCACCAGCGAGTTTTGCGTTAATGGTGCAGATGATCTCGTTTGCAGCCACCTTAAATTCGGCGATGGTACGATATCGCTTGCGCAGTGTGTTGAGCAACATGCGCTTGCGTTCCATTTTGTCTGTAATGGGATTGTAAACATAGTAATTTACCTGCCAGCCTTCGCTATTATGTCGAAGTACGGCGGGTATATACTTGTTATACGCGGGTGAGAGTTGTTGAAGATTGGGCATTTTTTTTCTTCTGTCGTTTTTTGGAACAACAGGAGAAGTTTACCATAAGTCCGAAAAAAATCGGTCGGAAATCTGACAGGGTTATAAAAGTAAAGATTGGCTATCTCCTTGATAACCAATCTTTGTGGGCGTTGACGGATTCGAACCGCCGACCCTCTGCTTGTAAGGCAGATGCTCTAAACCAGCTGAGCTAAACGCCCGAATGGGAATGAAT